ATGCAAACTATCAGCGAACAACTAGACATGGCTCAATCTTCAGTGTCAAGAAACTGTTATAAATTAGCAGATGTAAATAGACACAAAAAGACTGGGATAGGTTTAGTACAGACTTTTGAAGACCCAATGGAAAGACGTAGAAAGTTAGTTAGTCTTACAGCAAAAGGCAAGAGAGTTTATAATACTCTTTTGGAATGGGTTAAATAACAATGAAAGGCGGTACAGTATGCAGGGAACAAATCCAAAACTGCTTACAGAAATACACCGCAAACTTACTCTTAAAGGGTGGGAAAAGTTACAACAAAAACGAGCCGAAAAAATTATTACAATGTTAGGTCGTGGAATGTTAGTAACTGAAGTTACAGATAATCATGTAGAGCATGTTGTTGATACTCTTGAAAATAGAGGTTATCAAGGCTCAACGATTAATCGGTATCTGTCCTCACTCTCAAAGATGTTAAGATATGCCAATCAGAGACAATCTATTTATCATCTTGATAGAATGCCTCACATTGATTGGAATAGAGAGGACAATGGTAGAGAACGATACCTTGAACTAGAAGAAGAACAAGAAATTATTAGATTGTTAACCGAGTGGAATATGGTTGACTATTTAGAATTTTTTTTAGTTCTAATAGACACAGGTATGAGACTTGGCGAAGCGTTATCTATTAAGAAGTTAATGGTTCATAACAACAATGGAAACTATGTTGTTAATTTACCTGCTAGTGTTACCAAGAATGGTGAACCTAGAGGAGTACCACTAACACAACGTGCCAAGTCTATTGTTGTCAGACTATTGGACAAAGCGGAAAGAAACGACCTGTTGTTTAAGCACCTGAAATATTGGACTGCTGAAAACACATGGAGACGTTTAAGAAAGGCAATGAACCTTGAAGACGACAAAGAGTTTGTCATTCATTGCTTACGACATACTTGTGCTACTAGGTTAGCTCAATCTGGGAAGGTAGAACTTCACATGATTGGACAAATGCTAGGTCATAAGTCATGGAAGATGATAAAAAGATACGCCCATTTAATTCCAAATAATTTAATGGGTGCAGTAAATGTTCTTAATGGGTTTAATAGAAATATACAATCCGATTAAGGATTAGTTGTAGTATGAGGATAGTTGATTAATTATGTTTATTAATACAAGTAAAAGAGACTGTTCCACTGTCGCATGGGTACAATAGGATTTGCAATCCTCTGCGTAACCATTCCGCCACGTTGCCATCTCGTTTATTTTATAAGTAAACACTCAACTATTCTCTACTACATCTTTAAAAAATAATCAAAGGACTAAACTTAATTTGTAAGCCATTCCTTTGGTGCATCAATCAACAAATAGGAGAATAAATTGAAAATACTAGAAATAATGCCGACATACAAAGACCAACACCTAAATGAAACTATGTCTAAAGATTTAGGAAAGAACAGGACAAACAAAAGGCGTATATCCCATATTGAAAGAGGTGAAGAAAGTGTAACTTCCTATGGTAAAGTTATAGTAGCCAATACTATACGACCTTTAGCTATCGCAATAGCAGAATGGGTAGAACAGGGTATCAAAAATGTTCATTCCAAAACTCCCATTGCTCTCAAATATATCTCCCAAGTAGACCCAAAGATACTAGCGTTGATAACTGCAAAGCATGTAATCAATACTATTACCCATACTAAAAATCTTACTGCTACTGCCATTACACTGGGCGGAAGAGTTGAGACAGAGATAAGTTTAAAAAACTTTAAGGCTCTTAATCCTGAACTATACGAAACTGTAAGAAGAGATTTAGATAAAAGGTCTTGGAACTACAATTACAAAAGAAGAAAGTTAAGAGAGAGTGCTAAACGAGACAGTGTTATGAAGTGGGAAGAATGGTCTACCACTGAAAGACTGCATGTTGGAATGGAATTGATAGGTCTGCTTATTGAAAGTACAGGACTTGTTGAAATCTCCCAAGAACAACATAAGCATAAAACTGTTAAAGTTATTAAACAAACTGAAAAGACTAAACAGTGGATTAATAATAGAAATGACTTTAACGAACTATTAAACCCTGAATACTTAATGATGGTTATGCCACCAAAAATGGTTGAAGATGGGAAAATTTCTGGTCATGGATATTGGACTGATGAACTCCCAGACCTAGATTTAGTTAAACAAAAAGGTAAGAAATTTAACCAAGAGATAGAAGGTTTTTCTATGCCTGAAGTAACTAAAGCTATTAACTTAATGCAGGGTACAGCTTATAAAATTAATAGATTTGTACTTAATGTAATGCAAAATGCTTGGGACAAAGGAATGTCTATTGGTGGTATGCCACCCATAGAAAACCTGCCATTACCTAATAAGCCTCATAATATAAGTGAAGACACTGAAGAGGGCAAAGCCGCACTCAAAAAGTTTAAGAAAGATAGTGTCATTGTTCACACAGAGAATAACAGAATGGTATCAAAGAGGTTATTGTACGCTAAAATTATTTGGTTAGCCCAAAAGTTTGTACAATATCTAACACTCTATTTCCCACTACAATTAGATTTTAGAGGTAGGGCTTATTGTGTCCCTGCTTTTCTAAACTATCAATCTATTGGTGGTGCTAAAGCATTGCTTAACTTTTCAGAGGGCAAAGCGATTACTAAAGAAAATAGAGGTGTCTTTTGGTTAGCTGTTCATGGCTCTAACATGTGGGGTAATGATAAAGTCTCATTAGAAGATAGAGAAAAATGGGCTTACGATAACCTAGAATGGATAAAAGCCTGTGGTACTGACCCAATAAGTAATAGACAATGGGAAGACGCAGATAGTCCTTTTCAGTTTCTTGCTTTTTGTGATGAATGGAAAAGATACCATGACACAGGAGATGGTTTTGTTTCTCATATACCTGTAAACGTAGATGGCTCTTGTAATGGGCTTCAAATTTATTCTCTTTTATTAAGAGATAAAGTTGCAGGTAAATTAGTTAACTGTATTCCTAGTGAAACACCGCAAGACATATACCAATTAGTTGCTGATGAAGTTATTAAAACTTTAAAAGTTAAAGCTGAAGAAGGTGATGACTTGGCGAAGAAATGGTTACAGTATGGTGTTAAGCGTTCTACTTGCAAAAGACCTATTATGACAATTTGTTATGGGTCTACTAGATATTCTTGTACTGACTTTGTAGTAGAAGATTTAACTAAACGAAAAGATAAAGGTGAGATGCACCCTTTTGATGACATGTTTAAACCTGCTACTTATTTGTCTAAAATTATTTGGTCAAGTATAGGTGAAAACTTAAAGTCAGCTAGACAAGGAATGGATTTCTTACAAGGCATAGCGAAAGTTATTGCTAAAACAGGTCAGCCAATACATTGGACTACACCTGTTGGATTTCCAGTATTTCAATTCTATCCTGAAATGAAAAGTAAAAGAATAAAATCAAATCTTATGGGAGAAGTTATTATGCCTCAAATAAAAGAAGAAACTGAAGGTACTGACAAACTACGAACTCGTAATGCGGCGGCGGCTAATTATGTTCACAGCCTAGATAGTGCTTGTATGATTAGAACTGTTAATATTGCAAAAGAAAAAGGTATTAATAATTTTTGTAATGTGCATGACAGCTTTGCTACCCATGCTTGTGATATTGATAAACTTAATGAAAGCATAAGAGAAGCATTTGTAGAAATCTTTAGTGAAGATTTATTTGGCAAATTAAAAAAAGATGCTTCGCTTTTAGTGGAAGACAAGGAAGCTGTTAAAAGGTTTCCTGAAGTTCCTGAAAATGGCGACTTGGAATTGGCTTTACTACATCAATCCAAGTTTTTCTTTGCCTAAACCTATGCACATGTGGATAGGATTATGAAGGAATATGTAATAATGACTTTGCTACTTCTACCTTTTGAAGACACTTTTAAGGTAGATAGCAAGTTGTGGCTTCTTGATGTCAAAGTTCCTCATTGTGAGGTTGAATTGCCAACAACCTACCATGATGGAATTAACAAACACGAAATCACAATAGCCAAAAAGAAAATGCAATTAGTGGGAAATATCTGTCCCAGTAAAGTTGCACTATTAGACAATCAACATGGAGAAAACACAGAGATAAACAAGGAGAAATATGAGTAAACAAACGTACAATAAACTGGTTACACCTGTAGGTGTATCACAGTTTGCTTGGTTGAATAAACCAGATACTAAATTTGATGAGAATGGACATTATAAGGTTAACTTAATTGTTAGTGCTAATGATGCTAAACCTCTTATCAAGAGTATCAATGATGAAATAGCCAAAGCTGTTGAAATGGCTAAAGAAAAATCTAAAGGCAAAAACATAAAAACAGCAAACACACCTTTTGAAGAAGAATACGCAGATGGTAAACCTACTGGAAACGTAATCTTCAAATTCAAAGCTAAAGCAAAGATTATAATGAAGAATGGAGATGTCATTGACAACAAAGTTCCAATCTTTGATAGCAAAGGTACACCAATGACCAATCAAGTATGGTCAGGAAGTGAAATGAAAGCGTCTGCGGACATGATACCATACTATACAGCTATGGCAGGAGCAGGTGTTTCATTAAGACTAAAAGCAGTGCAAGTAACTAAATTAGTTGAAGGGTCAGGTGCAAGTTCGTCCTCGCATGGCTTTTCAGAAGTTAAAGATGGTTATGTAGCACCAGAAGATAAGACATTTGAAAATGAAGTGGAACAATCGCAAAACGCTGACTTCTAATCAAGTAGGTCTTAAATATGGGTTTAGGTCTGGTTTAGAAATATCTATCTCGGAAGAGTTAGATGCAAATAAAGTAAAGTATCAGTACGAGAAGGTTAAATTGACGTATGTCAAACCACAGAAAGCTCACACTTATACACCAGACTTTTACCTAGAAGCACATAATTTTTATATAGAAACAAAAGGATTATTTACTTCTGCGGACAGACAGAAGATGAGACTTGTTAAAGAACAACACCCAGAGAAAGACATTAGAATAATATTCAGTAATTCAAGAAGTAGAATTTCTAAAAAATCTAAAACTACTTACGCAATGTGGTGTGAAAAATACAAATTTAAGTATGCAGATAAGCACATACCATTGGAGTGGTTAAATGAATAATAATTACAGAGCTAGAACAGATTACATTGTTATTCATTCTACAAAAACAAAATCTAGCGAAAATTTAAGTGCAAAGGATATAACTTTAAAACATAGGAAAGAAGGTTTCTTTCACAATGCTTTTCACTTTATAATTAAAAGAGATGGTACAGTAGAAGAAGGCAGAGACATAGAAATGTCTGGTGCTATTTTACCTATTAATCAGCCTTTAATTACTAATCAAAATTCCATTGCGATAGCACTTGTTGGTGGTTTATCGCAAGATGGAGTAAATCTTGACACTAACTTCACATACGAGCAATACGCATCTTTGCGTGAACTTGTAAAAAGGCTCAAAAAGAAGTACAATGTTGAGGTGGTGGGTTGCAGAAATGCAATTAACTCCAAATCGTGTATGTCTTTTGACGTACAAGCGATTGTTGATTGAGACGCTTCTAGTTAGAAATAGCTAGGGGCGTTTCGTATTTTTGGGGTGGCTTACAATGAAACTGACCCCACAGGGCTAGTAGAGGGAGACTGAAACTAGCCTCAAAATTTCCCAAATATTTTACTCAAAAAATTTATGCACAAAACAGAAGAAGACTTTTTATATCACAGCCCTTGTGAAAACTGCGGCTCTTCAGATGCAAATGCTGTTTATACTAATCATTCGTGGTGCTTTTCATGCAACACACATACCAAAGGACAATCAACAAATATGGAACTAGAAACTATCACAAAAAAAGAAAGTGGATTTATTAAAGGAGATGTACTTCCTCTTAACAAAAGACAAATACATTTAGATACAGTACAAAAATATAACTATCAAATGGGGTCATGGTTTGGAAGACCATGTCATATTGCTAATTATTATAATGATAGCAAAGAATTGGTAGCACAAAAATTAAGATACCCTTCAAAAGATTTTCAATGGATTGGCGAAGCAAAACAATCAGGATTATTTGGACAAGAAGTTTGTAAAGGCAAAGGCAAATATATTACAGTTTGCGAAGGCGAAATAGATGCCTTAACCATGTCGCAGATTAACGACAACAGATGGGACGTAGTCTCAATTAAATCTGGTGCGGCAGGTGCAAAAAAAGATATTCAAAAATCATTAGATTTCTTGGAAGGTTATGAGAACGTAATCTTCATGTATGACCAAGACATACAAGGGCAACAAGCGGCAATAGAATGTGCTAAACTTCTAACTCCGAATAAAGCCAAGATTGCGTCTCTCCCTTTAAAAGACCCTAACGAAATGTTGTTAGCAGGTAGAGCAGAAGAACTTAAACAAGCTATGTGGAATGCAAAACCATATAGACCAGATGGAATTGTACTTGGTACAGAAATCTTTGATGACATAATGAAAGAAGATACTTACATCACTGCACAATATCCATTTAAAACTGTTAACATTAAAACACATGGACTACGAAAAGGTGAGCTTACTACTATTACCGCAGGTACAGGTGTAGGTAAATCATCTTTCTGTCGTCATGTTGCATTAGATTTATTAAAACAAGGTTTTGGTGTTGGTTATATCGCATTAGAAGAAAGTATTAAACGTAGTGCATTAGGTATTATGGGTGTTCACCTAAAGAAACCTTTGCATTTAACTAGAGAAGGAATAAGTGAACAACAATTACAGGAAACTTTTAAATCTACTATTGGTAATGGGAATTTTTATTTATACAATCACTTTGGTAGTACAATCGCTGACAACTTATTAAGTAAAATAAGATACCTAGCAAAATCATGTGAAGTAGACTTTGTAGTATTAGACCATTTACACATGGCTTTATCTGCATTGGGTGATGAACATACAAGTGATGAAAGAAAACTTATTGATTACTTTGTAAGTAAATTAAGAACATTAGTAGAAGAAACAGGTATTGGTTTAATATTAGTTTCACATCTTCGTAGGTCAGAAGGAGACAAAGGTTTTGAAGATGGAAAAGATGTTACTATGAATAGTTTAAGGGGGTCAGCTTCCATTGGACAATTATCAGATTTAATTCTTTCCCTTTCAAGAGACATTAAATCGGAAAAGAAATTAGCAAAAGTTACAATTTTAAAGAACAGGTTTAGCGGTGAGACAGGCAACGCAGGGACACTACTATATGATTTATCAACTGGTTGTCTTTCAGAAACATCTCCTGATGTTTTAGATGACTATTAAAAAAACACCAAGAATGACTAGAGACAAAGCTATGTCTTGGTCATTTATTATTTTAGATGCTATCGCAAAAGCTAAAAAATATAGAAAAGTTATCACACTAGATGTTGGAAAAGAAACTTCAGCAATCATGGTGGAAGATGCTTTAACTAATATGGCAATACAAGGAGAGGAAGCGGCTATGTACATTCAAGTTAAGCTACACACGTTACACTAATTATGAAACTACCAGAAATAACTAAACAAGTATTGAATGCACCTTTTGTAAAAGTGTATTGGAAAGATATTAACTCCAACAGCTCGTGGTTAAATTTAAAGGACGCATTAAAAAGTAAAGTTACAATCTGTATTACAGCAGGTTGGTTAATTAAAGCAGACAAAGATGTTCACATAATTGTTGGAGATGTAAATTTTGAAGACAATGGAACACTAGGTGATGTTGGAAACATAACAACAATGCCTTCAGTAAACGTATTAAAAGTTAAAAGGATTAAAGTTTGAGATATATATTTGACATTGAAACAGATGGATTTTTACACACCTGCACAAAAGTACATTGTATTGTACTTAAAGATATAGACAGTGGTGAAATACTTACATTAGATAATGAGAGTGCTATTAAAAAACTAGAAGAAGCTGATTTAATAGTAGGACACAATATTATTAAGTTTGATATTCCAGTATTACAAAAATTATATAACTTTGATTTCAGACAAAAAATTTTTGACACTTTAGTAGGAACAAGATTACTTTATGCAGACATTAAAGATAAAGACTTTTCAATTAAAGACTTTCCTAAAGATTGTATAGGTAAACACTCATTAAAAGCATGGGGTAATAGAATAGGTGAGTACAAAGAACAGTTAGAAACTGACTGGCAAACATTCACACCTGAAATGCTAGAGTATTGTAAGCAAGACACAGAGGTAACTTATAAATTATATAAAGTAATAGAAGAAAAAGGTTACTCACAAGAAGCTATGGATTTAGAACATGAAGTAGCACAATTAATATTTAAACAAGAACAGTATGGATTTAGTTTTAATAGAGTTAAAGCTGAAGAGTTATATATTAAATTAAAAGCTAGAAGTGTAGAGCTAGAAGAAGATTTACAAAAAGTATTTAAACCTATTGTAAAAGAAAGATGGTCTACAAAGACAGGCAAAAGATTAAAAGATTTAGTTATAGTATTTAATCCTAGTTCACGTCATCACATAGCAGAAAGATTAAAAGAAAAGTATGGGTGGGACGCACAAGAATTTACCAGTGATGGTAAAGCAAAGCTAGATGATAGTATATTATCTAAACTTAAATACCCTGAAGCTAAAATATTAGCTGAACACTTTTTATTAAATAAAAGAATTGCACAAATAGCTACTGGTTCACAGGCTTGGTTAAAACATGAACGCAATGGTAAGATACATGGCACATGTAATACTAACTCTTGTGTAACACAAAGAGCTAGTCATTCTTTTCCAAATTTAGGACAGGTTGTTAGTACGTCTGCACCTTATGGTAAAGAGTGTAGAGAATTATTTACAGTACCAGAAGGTAAACGATTAGTTGGTATTGATGTAAGTTCATTAGAAGTAATGATGCTCTGTCATTTTATGTCAAAGTTTGACAATGGTGAGTACACCAAAGTTGCACTTGAAGGAGACATACACACAGAGACACAGAAATTAGCAGGGCTTGATAGCAGAGACCTTGCAAAAAGATTTTACTATTGTTTTTTATATGGTGGTTCAGTCAAAAAGATTTCTGAAGTAATAGGGAAACCTTTTAAAGAAGCAGGAAAGATTAAGAAAAGATTTTTAAATAACTTACCTGCATTGCACAAACTTATTGAAGGTGTGCAGTCTGCGGCTGAACGTGGATATATAAAAGGTTTAGACAAAAGAGATATTAAAGTTAGAAACAGCTATGCCGCATTGAATACACTTTTGCAATCCGCAGGAGCAATTTTATGTAAGAGATGGCTAGTAGAATTTAACAAAGAAATCAAAAAATTTAACAATGCACAACAAGTTGTATGGGTACATGACGAAATACAAGTTGAGTGTGATGCAAAAGACGCTGATGCTATTGGTAAGATAGCAGTAGATTGTATTAAACGAGCAGGTGAACACTACAAATTAAGAGTTCCTCTAACAGGTGAATACAAAGTCTCAACCGATTGGAGTGGAACACATTAATGTATAATAAAAAATTTGACCTTGACCTAAAGTATGGTCAGGAAAGAGAAAAGCGTTTAGCTTCTATACTTGATAAAGATAAATCTAAAATAGAAGTTAAGACAGAAAGAGACTGGTGGTTTAAGACTGGAAACATTGCCATTGAGATGGAATGTAATGGTAAACCTTCAGGTGTTATGGCTACAAAGTCTGACTACTGGGTACATATCCTAGCAGAAGGAGATAAAGATTATTGTAGATTAATCTTTGACACAAAGACAATCAAAAGATTGGCAAAGAAATATATCAGCACATTAAAAGCAGGTGGTGATGGCTTTAGAAGTAAGTTTGTTCTTATACCTTTAGCCGAAATGTTTATGCCAAAAAATTTAACCAAATCTATGCAACAAAGGATAGTAAAATAAATGTATAAGAAAAAGAAAGTTCTCGTTATTGATGGAGACATACTTGCTTATCAAATTGCAACTAATAATGAGATAGAAACAAACTGGGGTGATGGTTTATGGACATTACATTCAGATGAGAAGGCTTGTAAAAGTCAACTTGATTTAGTCATAGAGGATTTAGGTGCTAACTTATCAGCAGATGATTATGTTGTAGCGTTAACAGATAAGAATAATTTTCGTAAAGATATTCTTCCTACTTATAAATCAAACAGAAAAGAAAAGCGTAAACCTTTAGTATTAAAAGCTATGCG